GGAATCACGCCGGAAGAACCGGCCACGATAGAAATCGTCGACACTCATGTATATGAGTTTGGCGAGCCGAAGAACGGCGATCCTCTACCCAAGGAGTGATCCTATGCAGATCACCGATGTCGAACTGAAAAAGATGATCGACGACGGAACAAAATCCGCCGTCGACGCCGCGCTCGCCCAGAAGGTGGAAGCCGACAAGGCAAAGGATGCGGAACACAAGACCGCCCTGCGGGCCGAGTTCCAGGAAGTCTACGAGGCCAATCGCCAGCGCGAGGAAGCCTCCGGAACGAAAGCCGCGATTTTGCCCCTGCAGAAGCTCGGGCGTCTTGTCACCATTGCCGCTGCCAGCCAGTGCGAGCCCGACAAGATGCTGTCGTTCGCCAAGAAGATATTCGAGGCGGACAAGGAGCTCCACGGCTACATCCAGAAGGGCATGGAGGCGGGGCTCCCCTCGACGGGCGGCTTCCTGATTCCCCAGCAGCTTTCGAGCGAGTTCATCGATCCGCTCTACGCCGGGACCTTCCTCGACAAGATCGGCATCACCAAGTACCCGATGCCGAACGGTTCGCTCGACCTCGGCCGTGGCGCGACCTCCGCCACCTTCTCCTGGGGCGCCGAGAATCCCGTCCAGGACAAGACCGGCATGACCTTCGACGAGGTCAAGCTCTCCGCGAAATCGGGATCGGCATACGTGCCCATCTCGAACAAGCTCCTGCGCTACAGCCCCGCCGACGTACAGGCCATCATCGCCCGCGACCTGCAGGAAATCTACGCGATCGCCATCAACACCGCCGCGCTCTATGGCACCGGCACCGCGTACCAGCCGAAGGGCGTCACGAACGTCTCCGGCATCCAGACCCTTGGCACTTCCAGCACCGCGCTGACGGCGAACATCCCCGTGGACATGCTCGCCCTACTCGAGCAGGCGAACGTCCGGATGCTCAAGCCCTTCTGGATCATGTCGCCCGCCATGAAGAGCTGGATCAAGAACCTCAAGACCACGGCGAACGCCTACATCTACCGGGATGAGATCAACAAGGACCAGACCATCGAGGGCGTCCCCTTCGTCGCGACCACGCTGTCCAGCTACACCGACACGTCCACCGACTATGCCGACCTCTGGCTGGCCGACTGGGCGTATTTCGCCTGGGGCGTCGGCAGGGACATGGAGCTCACGATGTCGAAGGAAGCGACCTACGTCTCCGGAGGCACGGCATACTCCGCCTTCCAGCGCGATGAGACGGTCATCAAGATCCTCTCCGAGCTGGACTTCGCGGTAAAGCAGCCCAAGGCTTTCGTCCACGGAATCTTCTCGGTGGCGTAAGTATCCGGGCGGGGAAACCCGCCCATGTCCGCGCGTATGACGCGCAAAGGAACAAACCATGAGCATAGTGAACAGAATGGGCCGGATGACCGCGGCGAAGGGCTTTCCTTCCACGCTGTCCGACGGCACAGTGATCACCGGAGCGGTAGTCGACAGGCTCGGCTACCAGTCCGCCCTCGTGACCTTCAGCTACGAGGCATCCACGGGCACCCCGACCACGGCGACGGCCTCCCTCATCATCGAGGACGGCGACAACTCCGGACTCTCCGATAATGCAACTTTCGCCACCTTCGCGACCGTCAAGGACATCAAGACGGCCGGGATCGCGCAGTACTACGTCGACCTCTCCAAGGCGAAGCGGTACGTCCGCATCGTCGAGGACACGACCTACACCGACGGCACGACCCCGAAGAACCAGCTCTGCTCGAGCATCATCCTGTTCGACAAGGACGTGGATGCCGATACGACCACGGTCTACGGGCGGTAGGATATGGCGGCTGTTGACGGACTCTGCACTCTGGCGAACGTGAAGCTCCTCCTCGGGATCAGCGACACGTCACAGAACGCCCTGCTTGAGATGCTCATCACGAAAGCGAGTACCAGCATCTGCACATACACCGTGCGAACGCTCAAGCGGGCCACCTACACCGCCGAACCCTACGCCGTCAACGGCCAGCTCTATCTCTATCTCAAAGCGTGGCCTATCCAGACTCTTACCTCTGTGACCCTGGGTGGCGCTGTCCTCGCTCTTGGATCCGACTACTTCATGAGCGACGAAGACGCCGACCAGGGCCGCATCTATCGGCCGCAAGGCTGGAACGGAAAGATGATCACGCGCGGGCTCGTCCCCGATGCCTTCGAAGGCGACAGGGACATCCTCGTTTCCTACGTCGCAGGCTACTACCTGCCCGACGATGTGACCGTCTCCCCCGCAACAGCGCACTATGTGGCCGGCGCCACCGATTCCCTTCCCTTCGACCTGCAGGCGATAGCCGAGGCCGCTGTGTGCATCCGGTACGGCGCGATTACGAAAGGTTCCGACGGGCTTTCCTCGATGAAAGAAGCGAATGCTGCCTATGTATTCTCCCCTGGGGATTCCCTCCTAAATTCCGACCTGAAGAAGGCGCTGCAGAACTACAAGAGGATCGCCGCATGATCCGCAACAAGTCCCTTGACATCTACGAGGCCGTGATAACCTACGACGCCGAGAACAACCCCTCAAAGAACTGGGTGCTGACGCATCCGGTTTTTGAATCGGGCGTGCTCGTAACCGACGCGGGTTCCCAGGTCTCCGACGGGGTCAAGAGTCAGTCAGGCAACCTCCAGCCAAAGAGCCTTACCGAACAGGAATGCAAAATCTACGGCATCTCGGGAAGTGCGGCCGACGCGAAGCTCTTTCTCTGCGATAACGATCCCAGCCTGGTACGGGGGGTGCGGCTCTACGACGGTTCCGTGAAATATGACGTTGTAGCCGTGACTCCCTGGCCTTCTCACACCGAGGCGATCCTCGTCCCGGTACAGGGGGGCGCATGAACTTCGAACTGAACTCCGACATCGCCGAACAGGTGGCCGCATTGCAAGCCCGGTTCAAAGAGCGCGCAGAGAAACTGGACAGCGACACAAAAAAGGCAGTCAACACGTGCTGTTTAAAACTGGAGCGGGACATCAAGGCGAGTATGTCGCCTAACGGACCAAGCAAGCCAGGAGAACCGCCTGCAGTGGATACTGGCAGACTACGTGCATCGATTACGCACCGAGTGGAAACAGAATCGGAAGAGGTGGCCGGGTATGTCGGGACGAATGTCGAGTACGCGCCTGATTTGGAATTTGGAAAAGGCAGGATACTTCCTCGACCGTTTATGTTTCCGGCAATGGAACGCAACCGCGAATGGATCAAGAACAAGCTGAAAAGCGTGGTGCGCGACCCCGAGAGCGTAGGAAGCGACGCATGACCGTAAAGACCTGGCTCGTCGCCAAGCTCAAGGCTGACACCGCGCTCATGGCGCTGATCACCGACTCCACCCACCTGCTCGCCTCGCGCCCAGATACCATCACCGTCTTCCCCTGCCTCATCTATACCGAAGTGAACAACGCCGATGCCTTCTTTCTCGATGACCGCCCGACAGCCGCCGATTCCGTCTTCATCTTCGACATCTATGTGGCGGCCGGTTCAACTTCGGCGATCGACGAGGCGCTGCATACGGTCATGATGGGGCTCTTCTACACATGTGAATTCGATTCGGACGTCCCTGACGCGGACTTGAACGTCAAGCATAAAACTTCCAGATACCGGCGTTCGATACGCGCTGAGGATCTGGTCTAAGGAGATTGTATGAGTGTTGCAACCACCAGGCCGATTGTCGGCGCAAAAGATTTCGTCTATGCCCTGCTCACCGCGGGCACGGACATCGCCGGGGGAACCCCGACCTACGGCACGATCAAGTCCCTTCCTGGGCTCCGCAAGGTAACGGTCAATCCGAACGCCTCCCAGTCCCAGCTCGAGGGCGACGATCGGGTCATGTACATCTCCGAGCAGATCGGCAAGATCGATGTCACTGCCGAATTCGGCGACGTGAACATCTCCCAGTTCGCCGAGCTCTACGGCCATACCTACGCCTCGGGCGCGGTCACGAAGAACGTCTCCGACGTTTCACCCCTCGTCGCCATCGGCTACAAGGTCACGCGCTCCGGTTCGAGCGTCTACACCTACAAATGGCTGTACTGCGGGCAGTTCATGAAGATGGAAACCTCGGCGGAGACCAAGGGCGAGAGCCTGAAGTACCAGTCCGTTTCCCTGAAGGGCATCTTCCGCTCGCTCATCTCCTCCGGCGTGTACGAGTACCGGGTGGACACCGACGACACCGAAGCCGCGGCCGCTCTCATCTCCGGCTTCTTCTCCACGGTCGTGCAGCCCTCGGCCGCCGACCTCGGAGCCCTCACCCTCACCAGCGCCGCCGGCGTGGCGTCCACCAAGACGATCACGATCACCTTCGGCAAGGCGGGAGGCGGATCCACCACGATCCGGACCCCGACGGCCGCGGATATCTTCATCATCCTGGACTCGACCCACGCCCTGCTCGTCCCGAGCACCTTCACCCCGGGAGTGTCCTCGGCCACGCCTACCCTGGTCATCGTCACGACCTCGCTCACCGCGGCCGCGCACACGCTCATGGTCACGGCCAACGTCAAGGACGCGAACGGCGTCGCCTGCGTGGCGAAGTCCGTCGCCTTCACCCCGAGCGCG